TGGTGACTTAGGTCTTACATTGCCCAGTGTTTCTGGATTCACTGCTCCTACTAACATAACACCTACAGGAGCCACATATGATGCTGACACTGGTGATTTAACTGTAGTTTCAGTAGGTCATGGCGTGACAACTGGTGGTAAAGTTAAGTTTGTCCAAAACGCATTTACATTTACTTGCACAAAAGATAGTAATGCAACTCAGCATTCTTATCCACGTACAACAGACCCATGGTATGACAAGTGGATTCTTGTTAAATCACATACTGCAGATACATTTGTAGTCAACGTTGGTGTTGCATCATTTGATAGTAGATATGCACACGCCTTTATCAGTGCTGCATCAAATGGTTGTGCTAGAGCAAATACAATGGTTGAGATTAAACCTGATGGTGTTACATTTACTTGCACACAAGATGGTAACAATACCAACCACTCATATCCAAGAGCAGATGACCCTGCAATAAAAGAATGGTTACCTGTTGAGTCTGTTGTTGGTAATGTAATCACTGTTGATGTTGGAGCATCACAACAAGGTCAGCAATATGACCATACATTCGTTTCTGCTTTATCTGGTGCAGTCAAGAAACAAGATGGCACAATTAAAGTCCATGTTGGTAATGGTGGCACTGGACAGTATGCTCATACATTTGTAAATGCAACAGCAGGAGCAATAATTTCTGGTGGTGGATATGTCCATAGATTTGTAAGTGCAGATTCTGGTGCAATATCAGTCACTGGTGGTAGCACATTAACACCAACTAATGCATACTACGTCCCTGAGACTGGTGAATTAACATTTACAGTTGCAGGACATACACTAACAACTGCTAATAAGATTACTATTGCACCTCAGTCATTGACAATGAGTTGCTCTTCTGACCAGTTTGCATCACAGCATGTATATCCACGTCCTCATGACCCAGTGATTGATACTGAATTAGATATTACTGATGTTTCTACATGGGCATGGCCTATCAGTAGTGACCTTTCATACTATCGTGCACGTCAAGTTGCACAATCATATCAAGGTACTGAAGCAGATGGAGTTGGCACTGAAGTAACTAACTTGATGGCAATCTTTAATGATACTATCAACAATCCAAACAATATTTTAAACAGGACTTACACACTACCATACATATGGCCTGTTAAGTATACTCCTGACTTACCTAAGAGAGACCTTACAGTCACTTACGATACAAGTAATGGTGGTCAAGATTCTGATAACTTGTCTAACATGACATGCCCTGAGGTTGTGTCAGCAATCAATACATTGATGGAGATTCCATTCAATACTATCATCGGTGCAGCGACTGCCAATACAAATTATCTAACATCTAGTGTTACTAAGACATTCCCTTATAATGGTAATACAAATTATCAAGGAGGCACATGTTATAACGTAACATCTGCTGTTGATACCTTGATGAGTTTACTATCTGCAGCACTTGGTGGTGGCACACAGAATGATAAGAGAGTTGCTAATCAACTTCTATTCAATACAAATGCTATTGAGCAAAGAGCATACGATGCTACAGTAACTTACTATGGTAGCACAAACGCTACACTGCAATTTGCTACTGATGTAATGAAAGCAGTCCGTTATGACATGATTACTCATGGTAATGCTGGCTCATTCCGTCTATTACAAAACTGGTTTGATGGTGAAGGTAACTTTATTGCATTCCCAACTGTTGTTAGACAACACTTAGTATTCTACCTCTTGCGTATTGCAGAGGCAGCAAAACGTATATCCTATGACCAGAATAATACATCAGAATGGGGAGCACAAAATACTTACGATGCATACTTTGATCCTACTCTTTCTGCTGCTATACTCAATCGTATTGAATATCAGAAGGAATCTACTGAGTTCTTCATGGACGCATCAATTAACGTTGCTGAGTTTGCATTAACCAGAGGTACACCTCCAACAAATAATACTATTACATGGATCAATAATACACATGCAACCAATGATCGCAACTTATACGATGAAGGTAATGACTGGAACACTGACCCTGATCTTGTTCTTAATACACCAACAGTCGAGGTTGGATTCGAGAGAAGAGAACATAGAGTTAAGATTACTCGTCCTAATTTCTATTCTCGTGGTGATGTATTAACTTACGTTCCTGCATCAGCAGATATTGAGCAAGGATTACAAGGACAGAATTGGTTCTATGTTCTTAATGCAACTCCAACATACTTTGAGATTTCAAGAGAGATTAGACACGATGCAAGATACTCACGTTTCCGTGTAGACACTCTTACAACTGGTCAACAACAGTTTGCTGTTGATGTAAGATCTGGTATCGAAAGAGCAACTACAACATTTGGTGTCAGAGATATTGATACACCTGTAAGTGGTGGATTTAATATTGCTGATGTTGTTGCTGGTATCACATCTGATTCTCGTGCTGACGTTATAAGCACTAGAAATAACGAAGCAAAAGTTATTAAGTTGTATAGCAAGTTCTTTATCGACGCTGCATCTGGTAGATTTACAAATGGAGAGACAATACAGGTTCAAGGTTCTGCATCTAACAATGGTAGTATCGTTCAGACATCTGTACTGACAGGTGATAATAGTAACGAAGGTTATATTTACGTTGAGAATATTACTGGTGCATTCAGTGACGATGATGTATTAGAAGGTGTTGCTAGTGGTGTTACTGCTAGTGTAAATGGCACAGGTAAGACTCGTATGTTGGTCAACCTAGACAGAGGAGCATTTGCTGTTAATGAAATGATATTCAACAAAGCAAACTCCGCTGAGGCAGATATCATTCTTTATGAAAACTCTGCTGGTGCTCTTACAAGTAACACAGGTGGTAGAATTAGTATTGATATTGAATCACTAGATCAAGACTTTGTTGATGGTGATATCATCTATGGTTCTGTAACAGATAAGATTCTTGATATTGCAGACATTAGAGTATCAGGATTAGATCAGATTGAACTTAATCAGTTTGTACATGGTACTAAGACTGTTCAGTATCAGGTTGCTAGTGTCACAAGAGACCAAGGATTTACAGGTGACTTTGCAGCAGGAGATTTAGTATATCTCCTACAAGGAACTATTCCAAAAGAACCAGGTTGGACTGCTGTTGTAACTGAATACAACTACGATCAGGAGAATAGTATTCATAACATCTATCTTGCTAACTTTACACCTTATGGTTCAGCAGCAGATGGTACAACAGTTGATGATCCAAATCTAGCAGTCAATGGTGCTATCGGTAAATTTGAGAACCTTAATAACTTCCCAATTATATTTGCTAACCTAAGTAGTGCAACAATTACTAACTACACATCTTATGGACGTGTTGCTGGTAAGGCAATCTCTGGTACAACTGGTAGAATATGGTTAGAAGATATAAGTGGTGACTTCCCAAGTAATTTAAGCATCATATCTGACTATGGTTGGACTGCTGGTGTTACACAGAGTAAAGGACTACTCGGACGTTGTGATAGATATTTCAGAGGATTTGATGGGGTTGCAACAACATTCAAGTTGACCGTCAACAATGGCGAAAGATACTTCCCCGACCCTGCTGGTCACATCCTCACATTTGTCAATGGTGTACTACAACCCCCAGGAGCAAACTTTGCATACACTGCCTTCTCAGACCAGATCCAATTTACAGAACCTCCAACTATCGGATCTGAGTTTATCGGATACTATGTCGGTAAGTTACGCCAGTTGGACGACATTAGTTTTGAATTTGATTCACTTCGTTCGTCCTTCAACCTCAAATACCTCGGTGGATTCTACTCACTAACATTAACAGAGGGTGTTGATTCTGCAACAATATTACCAGAAAACAATATTATCTGTTCATTGAACGGTGTTATACAGGAACCTGGAATAGGTTACGAACTTGTTGGTTCAAGAATAATCTTTGCTGAAACTCCTCGTGCAGGATCTACATTTGTAGCATTCTCATACATTGGTTCTGATGCTGACGTTATCGCTGCAACTGTTGTACCTCCTATCGAAGCAGGAGACGTATTAGAGATCGAAGGAGAAGGTTCTCCTCGTGAAGTTGCGTTGATCGAATCTTCAAACTCCTTAATTACTTTCGAGTACACAGGAACTGTTAAGGGTCGTGACGCTTCTGCGTTATCAACTATAAAAGCGGGTGAAATAACAAAAGCAATAATCACAACTCCTGGTGATGGTTATTCATCACGTCCACAAGTTGATGTCATATCATCTACTGGATTTGATGGTCGTGTTCGTGCGTTGATGGGTATATCAAGTATCGTTGTTAAGAACGCTGGTATTGGTTATGCATTACCTGATGTTGTTGTAGAAACAACTGTTGAAGATGATTTCGTTGCACCTACTGGTGGTGGTGTTAACGGTGGATTTGACACATACCTTGGACAAGGTACAGATGCAGATGGTAATCCAATCGTTATCGTTGCTGGTTATATTGTTATCAATGCTCAACCAACAAACGTAACTGTTAACCAAGGTCAGACTGCATCATTCACAGTAGACGCATCATTCAGATTACAATCTGATAACAGTGTAGGAACTACACCTCTAAACTATCAGTGGCAGCGTAAGCAATACGGTGAAACTGCATGGTCAAACATCACTGGTTCTACGCAAGCAGTTTACACATCTAACGCTGCTGAACAGGCAGATGATGGTGATGAGTTCAGAGTTGCTATCACCGCTGCTGGTGCACAACCTGTTTACTCCAACTCTGTAATCCTAACAGTACAGACTGGTGCTACTGTAATTTCTAACTTCACACCTAATCAACTCTTCCAATAAATAAATCATGGCAGGGACCGCAACCTACAATCCAGCAACACGAATCATAGATGTATCAGCAGATGGTTTACCAAACCCTGTACTCTATGGTACGTTTCCTAATGCGAATAATCCTAGTTCAGTAACTGAGCAAGACTTTGACCATGACTTTTATTTTAGAGGTGGTACATTTGGTGTTACAAGAACATTTGATACTGCAACATACACACAGAATGGATACCTAGTATCATTACCACTCTCGGCTAACGACAATACGCTGCTCGGAACTACTGAGAGTGGACAGATTAGGGTTAATGATAGGATTCTATTTGTATTCGATAAGGACACTGCTAACGAACGTAAACAAGTATTCATATACAGGGGGACAACTCAGACTGCTATTGCTGGGGAGTTTTGGAGAGAGACAAGTAATAATTTACAACTTATTGTAGACTTTGCTTCTGATCAAAATGGTACAGTAGAGTATTACGATCAAAGAAATGCTCGTGTTGCAACACCTCTTGGTTCTATTGGCGTAGCATCTAATGGTGTAGTATTCTTTAATCCTAGTGCTGGTGATGGAGGTAATCCCCCAGCAGGATTTAATTGGAATGCACACTTTGAAGATGCTGTGGTAAGTTTTGGAGATGATAATTGTGGTGGACACCCAGAACAGACAGGACAATATCATTATCATGACACTGACTTCTTGGCATGCTGGAAAGCAAATGCTGTTATGTCAACATACAATGATTACTATGGTTCATCACAGTATAATGGTGACAATCTAAGGCACCCAGATGGGCACTCAAAGATGGTTGGAATAGCATTTGATGGATTCCCTATCTATGGACCTTATTTCTACACAAGTCCTTGGAACAATGGATCTGGTATATCATTAGCAACAAGTTCTTACAGAGTAAAAGCAGAAGAGGTTGCAGGCAGACCTACCTATGGTACTACCCAACTTAATCCTCCTGCTGGTTCTCTGATGCAAGACTGGGAGTATGCAGAGGGTCTTGGTGTATTAGATTATCATAATGGTAGATTCTGTGTAACACCAGAATATCCAAATGGAACATATGCATATTTCTTATCTACTGAGTTAGATAGTGAGTCAAATTTGAAAGCAATATTCCCATACTTGATGGGTTTCACATGTAGGGAATCAATAGATCAACCACCAAATAACGGAGCACAGGCACCCCCTGCACCTCCATCAGGAGGAGGAGAAGCACCTCCTGCAACTATTCAGATTGGTGCACAACCAGCAAACGCAACTGCTGCTGCAAATCAAACAGTCACATTTGTTGTTACTGCTGCTATATCACCCGAAGATGGTCCCAAGTCTTATCAGTGGTATAGATCAACTGATGGTGGATTCTCTTTTGCTGTTGTTACTGGTGCAACAAGCAATTCATATGCATTCACTGCATTATCATACATGACAGGATACAAATTCCGTTGTGTAATTGCAGGACCGATTGGACAAACACCAGCAACAAACTCACCATTAACAACTGAAATCGCTACATTAACTGTTACTGGTGTTGGCGGTGGAACTGCTGAGGACTTCTCATCAACTAACTTGAAGTTGGATAGCACACAAGTTTCCTTCGACGCCACATAAATAAAACTGTACAAACTGTAAAAAGATGGCTAAACAAACGATTGGGATTGGATCTTCTGCAAATGATGGCACAGGTGACACCCTGCGTGATGGTGCTATCAAGGCAAATTCTAATTTCACAGATATTTACGATAAACTAGGGGATAGTACAAATGTTCTCATAGACATCGGTGCTGGAATAACCGAGGGACAAGTTCTTAAATGGACTTCATCTCCAACTCCTGCATTCCGTGGTTCAGATTATAATTTACTAAGCAGTAATTTAGACACTAATGGTAATGATATTGTTTCTGACGGAACTGATGCTATTACAATACATCAAACAGGAACTGGGCATATTAATCTTAGAGCAGGCGGTTCTGGGTCAGCTTATACACGAATAGATGGCACAACAGGTTATCTAACGTGGTATGCTCCATATGCAACAGAAGGAGATCTTCCTAGTGCAACAGACCAGCATGGTATGTTTGCACATGTACATGGCACAGGTAAAGGTTACTTCGCTCATGCTGCTGCATGGGTCAAGTTGATGGACTATAACGATGGTATATCTGCACTTACTGATGTAGATACAACTGTCAACGGTGGTCCTTCTGATGGACAAGTTCTAAAATGGAACGACTCTAATAGTAAGTGGGAACCAGCAAACGACCAGCAATCTGGTGGTGGAGGTGGTGGAACCACACAAAACTTATTTGAAACTGTTAACGCAGACACAGGATCAACAACTGCATCTGCTGCAAACGACACTTTAATTATTGCTGGTGGTACAAATATTGCAACTTCACTTACAGGAGATACATTAACCATCAACATGACAGGTTCACTGGGTGCACCTGATCAAAACATATTTGCAACGTTAGGTGCTGACAACGCAACTATCACAGCAAACACTACAACTGATACATTAACATTTACTGGTGGAACAGGAATCACCACAAATGCAAATGCTGGTGCTATTACAATAACAAATGATTCACCTAACGTAGTGCAGAATGTTATTAAGACTATTGCTGGATCAACTGGATCTTACACTGGTGTTGCTGCTGACTCAACTATGAACATAGTTGGTGGAACAGGTATTTCAACTGCGGTTTCAAGTAATACTCTTACAATTACAAATACAGTTTCCCTCCCTAGTGCAACATCAGGACAGTCACTTCTATATGGTGCAAGTTCATATGAAGCAGTTGCATCACCTACATTGTCATATAGCTTTACATCAGATGGCACATCGCAGAATTATTTGGTAACAGGTCCTGGTCTGTCTAGTGGTAGTGACTCAACGATCTATGTGTACAGAGGATTCACATACAGATTTGATAATACAACTGGAAGTGGACACCCACTAGCAATCAGGGTATCTGATGGTGGTTCATCTGTTTCTAATGTCAGTGGTTCAGTGAATGGTGTTCAGTTATGGACAGTTCCACAAACACTTGCTGCTGGTACAACTTATGTTTATCAGTGTACTATACACGGTAATATGAAAGGAGATATAGTAGTAGTATAATGACAAGAACTGTACCTGGAAGCGGAGCATCAATTCAACCTGTATTCAATAGTGTGTACGGTGTGAAGGATGTTATCGTGACAAATTCTGGGTCAGGTTATAGTGCTTCGGATCCTCCTAAATTAACTATTGGTAATTGTGGTACACCTATTCGTGATGCTGTACTAGCAGCGAATATTGCTGATAATGGTGAAATATTATCAGTAGATGTTATAGACCCTGGTGAAGGATATAACCCATTACGTCTTATTATTGATTCTGACGAAAGTAATATCGTACAGGCAGATGCAAATATTATATTGAATGAAAGTGATATTGTAGATCAACAAGGTACTATAATTGCTCCTGCTGGTTCTATAAACTATATCCAAGTTACTAGACCTGGTGATGGTTATTTCAGTGCTAATGCAAGACTAGAAGGTGGTGGTGGATCTGGTG